CTGGTGTTATAACACCACAACAAGCACTTAGACAAACTGTTTCCAAATGGGCTCAGAAAGGTATTCCTGCTTTTATTGATAAGGCCGGTAGAAAATGGAGTACAGAAGCTTATATAAACAACGTTACACGTTCTACTAGTAATAATGTAGCGAATGAGATGCAGATGAAACGTGGCGATGAATACGGTGTGGACTTAATAGAAGTTAGCAGCCATTTAGGAGCGAGACCGCTCTGTCGAAAATGGCAAGGCGCTATATATTCTAAAAGTGGTAAACATAAAAAATATCGCCCGCTGTCTGATACATCTTATGGTGAAGCAGCAGGACTTGGAGGGTGTAATTGTCGGCACCAATTCTACCCATTCATTGAAGGTGTATCGACACAACGATACGAGCCATACGACGATACTGAGAACGACAGAGTATACAAAGAAAGCCAACAGCAAAGACACCTGGAACGGCAGATAAGAAAAGCGAAGAAAGAAGTCAAGGTTATGGAAGCGTTAGGTGATCCAGAAGGCGTGAAAGAAGCGAAGAATAAGGTTTCGCAACGACAAGCTGCTATGAGAGAATTCATCAACCAAACGAAACGTAAACGTCAATATAACAGAGAACAAATTGTATAGGAGGAACTAATATGAATTTCGGACAAGCTTTAGAAGCCTTAAAACAAGGGAAAAAGGTGACACGCTCTATTTGGGGTGGTCATTGGTTTCTATCCAAGAATCCAGAGGTAAAAGAAGAACTGGACGCTGGATATGTAAGAGGATTTCAAACTCACGATATGATATTCGCTGTATTAAAAGATAATGGTGGGGTTGCTCCTGCTCAAGCGTACCAAGCTGATATGTTAGCAGAAGATTGGGAGGTTGTTGAATAATGAAAAACACGATTACTCAAGAAGATATTAATAGCATTTTAGAAAAGATTCATTGGACAGTAGAAGAGTTTCACGGCAAATGTACAGTAGTAGTCGCTAAATTGCCAAACGGATTTATTCTAACTGAATCAAGTGCATGTGTAGATCCTGCTAATTATGATGTAAACATCGGCATCGAATGCTGCAAAGAGCGCATCGTTAATAAAGTTTGGGAGTTAGAAGGATATCGTTTGCAATGTGAAGTTGCGGAAAAATCCTTTAAAAAGGAGGAATAACGATGGTTTATGTATTATTTTCTTTAAAAACTGACCCGCACATCAAGTTATCTATCGAAGATAAAAGTGAGCAAGATGTAATGAAATCACTTGAACCACAATTTAAATCAGGTTCTACTTACATCTACCTAGATAAAGCTATTATAGAAAAAGAACAAATCGCAGCTGTTCAAGTATCTGAGAAAGGAGTTTTTATAAATGTTCACAACTAAATATCGATTACCTTTAAATTTACAATTCTTCTCTGAGGGAGGAGAACCTACACAAACTCCACCTGAAGGAGGTGATCCTAATGTAACACCAGAAACTACACCACCAGCTCAAGAACCACCTGTACAGCCGCCTGTTACCTTTACACAAGAGCAGATGGATGAAGTGAAACAGCAGCAGGAAGCATCATTCTTGAAGAAACTTGGTGTGGAGAACTTAGATCAGTTGAAACAAACGGTAAAAGGTTGGAATGAATACCAAGAGTCACAGAAAACAGAGCAAGAAAAAATAAATGAAAAGTTAACAACCTTTGAGACTCAATTAAAAGAAAAAGATGAGTCTCTTTTTAATTCTCAGGCGCAAATAGCCGCGCTTAAATTAGATATCAAAGAAGAAAAGAACTTAAATGCAGTTATTACTCTAGCGAAAACTAAGGTTAATGATGATGTAGACATTACAAAGGCTATCGAAATGGTAGTTGAAGAGTTTCCACATTTTAAAGGTGTAGTGGAGCAGCCACCTGCAGATCCAGGAAAGCCGAAACCGACATTTTCAAACGGCCAACACCAACAAACGTCAATGACAGAGTCTGACAAATGGTTTGCGGCGTTCGGAGTTAAAAAGCAATAAGTTTTGATGAAGTCATTCTTTGTTGATGGCTTTTTGTTTTGAAAAAATTATAAAAAATAGGGAGTTGTTTTATACATGGCTACACTAAATTATGCTTCACAATATCAAGAAGTACTTGTTCAAAAGTTTTCGCAAGCATTAGCATTCGGAGCATTATATGCTACACCTAATAACAGCGTTGTAAAATGGACAGGACCAAAAACAATCATGATTCCACGTATTAAAGTCGGCGGTTACACTGATGTAAATCGTGACGTTGTCGGAAACTATACGCGCCGCGTTGACAATTCATTCGAACCAAAAACTTTAGGCCATGACCGCGAATTCCGTACTTTAGTTGATCCAGTAGACGTTGACGAAACAAACATGGCTCTTTCTATCGCTAATATTACGCGCGTGTTTAATGAAGAAGAAGCAACGCCAGAGCACGATAAATACATGGCTTCTAAATTATATGCTGAATTCACAGGAGCAGGAAAAACTGCTGATGTAACTGTACTTGATCCTGAAAGTTTCCTTACTGTATTTGATAACTTCATGGAACAAATGGACGAAGCAGAAGTGCCGCAAACAGGACGCATTCTTTATATTACGCCTACTGTTAAAAAGACTGTAAAAGCCGCTAAAGAATTACAACGTCAACTTGATATCTCTGGTACTAATGAAAAAGCGTTAAACCGCGGCGTATATTCGCTTGATGATGTAACAATCGTAACAGTACCATCAAGCCGCATGAAAACAGCATACAACTTTACGAATGGAGCAGTACCGGATGCAGCAGCAAAACAGATCAACATGATCTTAATTCATCCATTATCAATGGTAGCTCCACAAAAATATGAATTTGTTGATCTAGACACTCCAAGCGCATCAACAGGTGGCAAATACCTTTACTATGAGCGCAAATACTGGGATGTATTCATTTTAGGCGCTAAAGTTGATGGTGTTAAATTCAACATTACAGCATAAGAGAGGCTTTTATAGCTTCTCTTTTTTATTATGAAAGGAATGGTGGTTACATGAGTAACACAGTAAAAGTGCAACGATTGAATAAAGTATTACACATTGAAAAAGACTTCTTAGAAAGTTATCTGAATGATGGTTTTGATCAGATCGGCGAAGAAGGAAAGATCATCAAACGTGCTACTGGCGGCCGCAATGTTACTGTATCAGAGCATAACGTGGCACTTGATCGCATCGAGGAACTAGAAGCGGAATTAAAAGAGTTAAAAGCGCCTAAAAAATCTGCAGCCAAGTAGGTGATCACATGCCTTATATAGATGTTGATTACTATAATAACGATTACGAAGGGACTCAAGTCTCTGATGAAACGTTATTAAAAAGAATGATAAAAAGAGCCAGTGAGCAGATAGATAGCATCATAGGTTACAAATTACAAGGAGTTGACTTCGATAAAGTTGCTCCTTTTATTCGTGAGCAAGTCAAAAAAGCTACTGCAGCACAAGTTGAATTTCTAGCTATTAACGGCATTACTTCTGCAACTGTAAGTGAAGGCGGCGGCGGTTTCTCTGTTGGAGCTTATTCTGAGAATGGAATGAGTGCAGGAGCGGCAAGTGCACCTAGTCATTATGACCGTTATGCGATTACTGTAGTTGATTATCTGAAGCATACAGGACTTCTTTATGCAGGGATTGGTGTACATGGCTAAACCGATACGGTTATCATTGCTGATTCACACTGTAGATTATCTGGAATATACCGGAGAAGATGATACATGGGGTGGAAATGGTAACTATGCTCCTGCTGTAAGAATCGAAAGAGTAAGAGTGGAGCCTAAGAAGACTGTCGTATCTAACGGAAACGGTGAGAGCCTTGTTATGCAAATACTCTTATTTCATGATGCAGTTCATTCAACACCTGTTACTTTCGAGGAGAAGTCCAAAGTCATATTTAACGGAAAAGAAATGACCGTTAGCAAAGTCAGTGAATTTTATGATAGAAGCAATCTTCATCATGTGGAGGTACTGCTAGTATGATTCGTTTGAATATCCGAATTGATACACCTGATATCGAGGGGAAAGTAATGGAAGCTACTCAGAAAGCGCAATTTGCACTAGATCAGCAGGTGCTTAAAGACAGTAATTTCTACATTCCGAAAGATACAGGTGAATTAGAAAGATCTGGCGTTAGATTCAGCAGGCCAGGAGAGGGACATATTGAATGGTCAACACCTTATGCGCGACGCTTGTATTGGAATCCGCAATATTCTTTCTCTCATGACGCGAACCCTAATGCGATGGGGCTCTGGTTCGAAGAGGCAAAAGCTAGGAATGTAACGGATTGGGTAAGAATTGTAGAAAACGATATTAAGCGAAACTTATAGGAGGACAAACATGATATGGCTAATTGAATCGGTCAAGAAACATTTAACCACTACTTTGCAGCCGGGTATCCTATTTGCTCCTATAAAAGCCGATTTATTGGATATAGGAGCAAATGATACACCGCGAAAAAGTATTGCTATTAGAATGATTCCGTCAGCAGCAGGAGAACAATATTTCGAAGGTGAAAACATCAACAAGCAAATTCAAATTCTCGCAAAAAGTAGTAACCAACTGGAAGTAAACAACACAGTTGAATTTATTACAAGGGAACTAAATAACGTTCATAGGCGTGTATTTAACGCTATTGATGGCTCCTATACACTAAGACGACTCAATGTGTATGTGGAGCCTAATTTCGTTGAGAAGACAGCAGCAAATGAGTTTATATACACCGCACTTTTTTCTGCGGAATTAGAAATAGGAGGTAATTAATATATGGCATATCTGTTGAACCATCTTTATAAATTTGAAATCAATGTAGGAACGGAGTCTACTCCTAAGTGGGCTGTTATTGCTAAGGGTATCAAGTCAGTAGATCCCGATAATAACGAGGAAGTAGAAGAGGACTACTACTATGATGGTGGAGGCGCTTCTGAGCGTTCTGTTATTGGTTTCATGATGAGTTATTCCTTTGAAGGTCATCGTTCTTATGGCGATGAGGCTCAAGACTTTATCCTTAAGAAAGTTAACCAAATTGGAGACGCTCGTAAGACTGACTTTAGAGTGACTGAGCCAAACGGTGACAAATGGGAAGGTCCTTCAACTATCTCAGAGATCAAAGTTCCCGGAGGAGATGCGAATAGCAAGGGTGAGATTGAGTTTAATATTTCCTTTGACGGAGCTCCAAAATTTACAGAAAAAGGCGCAGCTTAATAGTTCTGCATTTCTCTTCCGTTCATGCTATCGAATTACACTGAGAGGGAGCTTGTATTGATT